GTAGGCAGATAGTTCTTACCCTTACCTGTAGTGGTCTTGGGGATAGGTTTATCGTGTTTCTCTACAGCGGCACGAATGTCATCCCTACGACTCATGCTTTTTCTTCAATGTATTTAGCGTAGGCTTCTTCTAATTTGGCTTTTCTTGCACCCTTGGCGTTCTCACGCTCAACGCTGAGTGCTATGGCTACGGCTTGTTTCTTAGGCTTACCAGCTTTTATCTCGGCTTTTATGTTCTTGCCGACTGATTTTTCTGTACCTGATTTGTCTAGTGGCATGATTAAGCCTTAAATTTAAGTAAATAGATGGTTGTGTCAATCTCTTGGGCAATATTGTCAATCAATTGCACAATCTCAGAGTCCATTGGCAGGTCTGCCCGTGCTTCTTTTACAAAGCGTTGTAGTGATTGTAGGTATGCCAAAGGTTCTTTTGGCTGGTGGTATGTGGCGGGAAAGTCGGTAATCTGCCCGTAAATACCAAAATAAGTTTCTGCCAAGGTATCTGTAAGGCCAATAATATTCTCGTAAAAATGACCTAAAGCCTTGTGTTTTGCGTAAGATTTAGTGGCCCAATGGAAAAAGTGGGTGTTTGTGCCTGAATGTAGCATGGTTGCAAGAAACAACGCCATTGACTTTTCCATACAAATCCTTATGTTATTGGTGTATTTTCCCCTATTTTTTCAATTATTACCATACATCCACCACCTTTTTTTATTGCACCACGCTGTACCATCAAGGTGTCGATCTGTTCATCGTTATCAAATACCCCAGCATCGGCTAGGGCATCCCAAAGGGCTTTGATACGATTATCAATATCTTGCTTGCGTCTGTCTTTAGGGTACAGGGTGACTTGCATCTCTAAGCGGGCTGTGCCTAACTTGGGTACTCGGTACTCCACCACATAATCGCTGACTTGGGCTTTAAACTCTTTTCCTGCTTTGCTTACGAATCGCCTGTGTCCATGACTCCCCCAGTAGTGATTGACGGAAGGGGGTAGGGGTAGGGTTAGGATTAACATTAAGGGAGTTTAACAAGTCCATAGCATCTTGGGTCATTTGTTCAAAACTTGGTATGTAAAACCCCCGACTCGAATAACTGGGCAATCGTTTTTCGGTGCGCTTCTTCCCACCGTTCCACTCTCTCTGCTTTGCTGAGTGTTGCACCTTGGTCGATTTCTGTGTGACAGGTAAAACACAATGCGGCAATTCTGTAATCGTGTGCTTTGAGTCCACGGCCTTTTCCGTCCCTTAATTGATTTGAGTGAGCAGCAACTACTGTGCCGTCATTAGCCCCGCAATGCTGGCAGGGCAAGAGTCTAACAATCTCAAGTAAATGTTTATTCCGATAAATTGGCATGATCTACGCTGTGTTGTTCTAGCTTTACAGCGGATTCTGCAATGTCTACCGCAATCTCCATCATCTGTATGGAATTATTGACTTTAAGGGCATCGTCATACATACGGATTAGTTTTCTTAATACGGCAAACTCGTCACATATAGCAATCATTTTAATATCCTTTCTTGGTTACGGTTAGATACTTCTAATGTCTGCCATGTAGCGTGGCGTAGTCTTGCAGCTTCTAATTCCCACTTTAGCCTCTCAGCGTTTTCGGTCGCCACCCCAATAGCCTTACATAAGTCTTGGTACTCCTGACAGGCGTAGGCTTCACGCTCTTGCGCCCCAATAGTCTGCTCACCTGACTTCTGCATCATTATGGCTTTTAGACTGCTCTTAAAGCACTCTAGCTGGGCTAACTCACCCTTGGCTTGACTAAATTTTCCTGCGTTTTCAAGGATAAAGTCTATACATTTATTGGGGTCTATTTCTCGCATACAGTTCCTTTATTCGTTTTTTTACATCTGCTTCTGTGTCTTTGTTGCGTTCAATTAATTCTTTAACTATGTCCCAGTTCCTATAACGCTGGGCTATGGCTATGTATGATTGGGCCAAGTACTCAATCCTTTGCTTATAGCTGTTCATCTAATTGCTTAATCTTTTGGCTGATCCTAGCCCGCCATGCTTGCCAAGTTTCTCCACCGTAAGCTGGGCAGCCGACTTCTTGTGCTTTACGGTTGGTCAATTCCTCAGTCGAATACCACGGTAGTTCAGGCTTTTTATTAGGTTCTAGGTCAATTTCGTCAGTCCACCTTTCAGCGTTTAAAAACGAGGCAGGGTACGGGATAAAATCTTTAGCCGTTTCTTTAATCTTCCAGTATTTAAGGTAGTTCGGCATAGCCTCAAGGCATTCTTTTTGCTGTATAGGGGTTAGCCTGTTCCATGCCCGTTCAGCGTCTTTACGAGCCATTTTGCGGGGATAGAGGGAGTAGAAGTCTTGAAAGGTCATAGTGCGTCAAAGTTATAAAACCATTCATCTTTAGCTGACCACTTGGCGTGGTTCTCTACGCTGTAAACCTCTGTGGGTATCTTAAAGTCGGGGGTCTTTAATACAGCAGGCACAAGAGAAACATCGTACCAAAGGCATCTGTTATTAGGCTGGCAAGCAAACTGCCCATTGTCTAGGCGTATAAAGTTATACGACTTATGCTCCTCGACCCCCTCACTAAAGCTGGTATCTAGGCGGTTAGCTTCAGGGCTGGCAAAGTCAATCGTAAACAAGTAGTTGCCAAAATGAAACTGTTTGTCTTTACCGTAGAACTTAACCTTCAGGCCACGCAGGTTTGACTTCTCAATCACCGCCATGTCATATGATAGGCAATCCCATATCTGTAGATGGTCTAGGGGTAGTGGGGCTTCTACGGGCTTCCACACATACGCATGGATCGGCAGCTTGTCATAAAGCGCACCATACTCAGTCAGCATAGACTCTATACGAAAGGCTTGACCCTTGATGGCCTTGGCGGTCATCCATACACAGGGTTCTAGTTCTCCCTGTCCTGACTCGTGGTTATAAAGAAACTCCCTGCGTACAAAGCACTTAACGGGGGGTATGTTAGCAACGAGAAAGGTCATTTATCCATCCAGTAATAGAAAAAAGCGGCACTTATCATTACTGCAATAGAGATGATAAATGTCGCTAATAAGAAAACGGTCATTATGGTTTCGATCATATAAAGTAGCCCCCGTAGGGGCTGGTAAATTATTTCAACATTTCTTTAAAAAATGCTTTTTCTTTTGCTTTAGATTCTTGTATGTTTATTTTGCAATCATCACAATCACATTCAACAACATCTTCTTTAGCTGATTTGCGTATTTCTGCAATAGTGTCAAATCCACGAACATGGACTATTTCGTCTGAGAATCTAAAGCCATGTGGCAGCCACAATAAATAATCACCTGCTGGGCCATCTACATCACGCTTGATGTCTAATTTATATTTCATTTATTGCTCCTTTTTCTATCTCACTCTTGATTGAGTAACACCAGTATATTAAGTTATCTTAACTATTGCAAGAACTATTTACTAGGGATATACCCTTAGTGTTGTTTTTTTGCAATAGGTGTCCCAAAGGTGATAAGCCTTCATCCATTCAAGAAGTTGATCTTGAACTAATGCTCCCGAAGGTAATGTTCTATCGTTATAAGGTTGTCTATCACCATTGTCCTTATAACTTGTGCTGTACCCATTTAAGTCAGCGGGGCTTGCTGTCAGGTGTAAACCAGCCCATGTTCTATTCCACGCCACCCAGTTAAGTGCTTTATATCGTTTGGAGTACGGCAGAAATAGAAAAACCCCTTTAGGTTGCTCTAAGGTGAAGTTGTTTAATAAATGGCTCTAAATCATTTACTAAACACTCAGAACAACCCAAAAGGGTCTTGTGTTTAGAGCTAACTAATAAACAGACTTCACTCTGCCCACACAGTATACATCAATCTAACTCAGGCCAAATTAATTTATAAGTTTTAGGGAATAGGGTCTTTCTGCTAACTAACCCGTGGCTTTGTTGCTCAAGGGTTGCAGCTAAAATTACCAGCTTGTCGTAGGGTATTTCTCCGTTTTGCCACATAGATACAGCGGGAACGCTAATATTTAGCAACTTAGCAACTTTGGTTGGCCCACCAAGTAGACGAATGATAGCAATTGAGTTCATAAGTTATCTTAACATATTTCTTGCATTGTTTGTTAAGTTAAGTTAATATGGTGGTACAGCATATGCTGTGTTAATAGGAGAACTCAAATGAGTGAAATAGAATCGCAGACTAATGACTTACTACAGCTTCAAGGTGAACTTGAACGCATCTTTACTGTGCTAGAAGGTGGCACAGACTTATCCAAAGAACAAATTGACCTACTGCGCTATGGCTGTGGCTTTGCGCCAGTTAATCGTCAGCGTGATTTCTTACAGGGTGTATTTGCAGACCTTAACCCATACGGGAGATCAATATGAACCCACAAGTACAGCTAGTAACGCCTGAAATGGCAAAAGAATATTTAGCAAAAAATACCGATAACCGCAATAAGCGTGGTTGGTGGGTGTCAGGTCTTGCTAATCAAATTAAGCGTGGTGAATGGATACCTACTCATCAAGGTGTAGGAATTACAATATCAGGCAAGATGATTGATGGACAGCACCGCTTAGAAGCCATTGTAGAAGCCAATATACCCGTAGAAATGATGGTAACTACTGGTGTTAGGGATGATGCTTACAAGGTCTTAGATAATGGG